CACTAATGCGTATATCAATTTTAATTTCCCAGTTGCAACAAGAGTTCCTCCTACTGGTATATCAGTTAGTTCTTTTTCACATATAAATGTAAGTAGCATTGGTGGTAATTACACTACTTCTGCTGCTGTTATTTTTAACAATCAAGGCACACAAGGCGGTTGTATAAATTTCACGATTGCAACTATTGGTGCTACTGCGCAAACATTAAATTTATATTTCACTAGTGCTTCAGGAAAGATTTTATTTACAGGGTGTGAATTATGATTGAGCCAACATGGAAACTTATTTCTTTACAACCTAATCAAACTGTTCAATCTGTATATCGTGAATGGCCTGATGGTAAATATGAATCTATGCAAGTAACAGCAAAAGAATATTTAGCTTGGATTGAAAAAGGAAACCAACCATTACCAGCGGATGAATAATCATGGAGAATCAAATTGTATTTAATTTTGTCGTTGCTATTGCTGGCTTCCTTGGTGTATTTGTATTTAATACTGTTACTAGAAAGCTTCAAAAGCTTGAGGATAAACTAGCAGAGATGCCTCGTGAGTACGTCCAGAAGGATGACTATCGTGCAGACATTGGCGAGATTAAAGCAATCTTGAAACAGATATTTGACAAGCTGGATAGCAAGCAGGATAAATGAAATGGAACCTATATCGACTGCCATCATGGTGGTGCAGGGTGTTAGCGCTATCGTCAAAGGTATCAGAAGCTTTGCTGATGAGGCTAATAAAGCAGTCGGTGAAATCAATAAGTGTGTTGAGTCTGGCAAGCAACTCAAAGACTCAATGGCTCCTATTACAAAGTTCTTCTCTGCTGCCAGTAAGTATGAGTCTGCTCGTACCCAGCTAGAACAGGCAAAGGAAATACAAGACAAGGCAATAGCTGCTGGCAATCCTGTGGCTGATGCAATGTCTGACGCTGAATATGTGATGGAGATGATGTCCATTGATCGTCAGATCAAGCAGCACTACGATGATATCAAGCATTACTTCATCTATCATTTTGATGAAGCTGGAATGTGGGATGAGTTCTCTGGTAGGTTAAATGCTTTGAGGCAAGAGCGTGAAGCAAAGGCTGAAGCAAAGCGCAGGGAAGAGACTGAAGCAAGACTAGCTATTGCTGCTGAAAAGATGAGACTGCGTAGGATTAGCCAGCGTAGGTGGGAAATTTTTTACAACTGTCTTGGTGGCTTTGTAATCACGCTGATCATTGCAGGTTTTGCGTGGTTTATTAAGTGGATGTTTAATCAAGGAGGAGCGCAATGAAAGAATTGTTTGGTGATGATTGGATGACCAAGAAGTGGAGACCAATGATGGCTATCACTTACATGATGATCTGCCTCTTTGATTTTATATTTGGGCCAATCCTGTACAACCTACTGCAATTCTGGAATCCTAACCAAGCGGTAGGTATGTGGTCATCATTAACGCTACAGGGTGGCGGCATGATTCATATTTCTTTCGGTGCAATCCTAGGTATCGCAGCTTGGACTCGTGGTCAAGAGAACGTAGAGAAAGTTAAAGCTGGTGAGGCGGCGACAAATGCCTAGATCATGGATCATATTGGCTATGCTAGTGGTAGCTATCTCTGCTTACTTCTACGGACATAGGCAAGGACAGGCTGTGGTGCAAGCGCAGTGGCAAGCAGAGAAAGCAGAAGCTAATGCACAGGCAGCGCTGGCTATTAAGAAAGCGCAGGACGCAGCTATGGCTACCGAGCGCAGACAGGCTGCACAGTTTAGAACTGTAGAGGCTAAGTTAATTGCAGACAATAGAAAGGTACAAGATGAAAAGAATGCTTTGCTTAATAACATTGGCTCTGGTGGGTTGCGCCTCCCAAGCGCCAAGAGTTCAAACAATAGTAACGGACTGCCCGAAACTACCACCAGTGCCAGCGGCAATCAGCCAGAGACAATCTGCTACATTCCTGAGGAATTTGTCAGAGATCTTGCAACTGAAGCAGAGCGAGCAGACCAAATTGTCTACCAATTAACTGCCTGTCAAATGATATTGGAGGAAGAACGTAAATGAATTTAAGCGAACACTTTACCCTTGAAGAACTTACGCATACGGATCATCGTGAGTTTGATAACACGCCTAATGAATCTGAACTGGCGAACTTGAAACGACTGGCTGCATTTCTGGAGACGGTGAAGTCTGCGGTAGGCGGCAATCCGATCATCATAAATAGCGCATTTAGGAGTAAGCAGGTAAATGATGCCATAAAAAGTTCGGATCGGAGTCAGCACAGGCTGGGCTGTGCGGCTGATATCCGAGTCCCGCAAATGTCTCCTGATGAAGTTGTGAAAGCGATCATCGCAGCTGGTCTTCCATTTGATCAAGTCATACGAGAGTTTGACAGGTGGACTCATGTGTCTATTCCTAATACGGCTGATGCTAAACCTCGTGGTCAGAAGTTGATCATAGATAAGACAGGCACAAGACCATACGCATAGCCTTGTGCCTTGTCATTACTCTGCTGCTGTCTCAGCCTCTTTCTGAGATGGCGGCATAGCAGCGCCAAGACTCTTCAGTCTCTCTGCATATTGTTTACCATGCCAAAGCTTACGCACAGGATCCAGCTTATCTAGCGTAGCTTGGTTAGCCTCTTTCAGTTCACGCAGTTTAGTCATACGCTCTCGATGCGTATAGCTGCCAGACTTAGCTGTCTTCATGGCCGTAGAATTGTACTCGTCTTCCCATTCATCTGAAGTCGCAAAGCTTTTTGCTGGATCAGGTTTGTTGGGATACATAAGATGCCATTCTCCACCAGTAACCACAGGCTCTGGTGCTACCTCTACAGGCTTGATCGCATCCAATGGATTGGCTGATTCCTGATCCTTTGGTACGTCCTCACCAGCATAGATATATAGACCTATACCATGCAAAGCAATTGCCTTGGCAAGACAGCGCTGCATTGCTGTGTTGACCTGAAACGCATCAGGATTAGACACTGCTTTATTACGATGATCCATTACAGGCAGCTGTGCTGTACGCTCCACACCAAAAGCTTTGACGGTACAGAAAACCATGACGGTATCATTCCATCGTACTGGATCTTTGTATTCCCATGTAGCGGCTGGATCATTTTGTAATAGTGTATCTACTGCCCATGCCCATGACAGGTAAGACAGCCCCATTTTTTTTTCTACAATTCCAGAGACATCGATTTTGCGTAGCTCTGAAAACTTACTGATCTCTGACATCATGTCCTCCCATATATGCTTGTATAGTTGCTAATACTGCTGCCACAATAGCGTCCACAGCCAACAGAGATCTGTCTTCTAGCGGATAATCTATTGCTGCCTGTACTGCCTTGGCTGCCTCTAATCTGGCTTTTATTAACGTGCCATCATTTATATTCACGACAATTCCTTTATTGTTAATGTAGATTGGCGCACCGAGTATGCCTCTTTGGCTGGTGTAATTTTCTCAGGCTGGGCTTTGTAGTTACGCATACCCCAGTTGATCTTGTACTTGCCAGCAATACCTAGAGGTTTATCCTGTAGCAATTCTTTTAACTGTGTCTCGCACTGATTTATTAATTCAGATCGTGCCTCTATCTCAGCCTTGCATTCAAGAATAAGCTTTGCGTACTCAGCTGCTGCATCATCCAACTCTAGTGGCTCAGAATCTGCGCTTGCTACAGAATACATACGATCAGCGTCCTTGCTATTCTGTGCAGGGAAAGCCTCGATCCTATGCTCATTCTTGTAGATCTCCAGTCGATTCTGGAAGTCTAGTGCTACTTCCTTAATGCGATCCAGTGTGCCTTGATGCGGAGTAAATAAGAATATGTGTAGCTTAGTACCTTGATATAACGTGCATACAGCGCCCCATTTAGCTTGCATGATATCCATTTGTGCCTGTAGCTGGATTGCTCCTCTCCACAATGGTGGCTCAGTCTCTGGCGCATTGCCTGTCAACTTTGCCTCTAGCACTCCGAGTCCGTCCAGCACAATGCTTGGCGCTCCCATCACATAGATACCTGCATCAGGATCATGCTTGATCAGCTGGCTACGTCCATCAGCTAGACCATCCAGTGAGCAGCACAAAGGTATGGACTCATGGAAATAAGGCTTTTCATGTATTAGCTGAAGATCGGATAACTCTAGACGCTTTGCAGTTTCAGCCAAGATCATTGGCTCCAGCTGGTTGCCCCAGTCCATTGCCTCATTAGAAATATTAGGGGGAGTTTTCCCATTAATTGCCCCTAGACTAACTTGCAACTCATCATTAGGGCTGCGGTACTTACTCATACCCATCACAGCAGGTAGTCTGCTGGCTGACAGGATTGTATCTGGTGTGACTTTACCTACCATGTTAGTTCTCCCAAGTATTTATAGGTGCGGATTGTACGAGCATGAGCGCTCGAATGCTTTGCTACTGTGTAACCATTTGGTTGCCATTGATGCCCACGAAAGACAGCGCCAAGGACTGATGGATGTACGTCATCAGGCACAGGCACAGCCTCCCTAACTTCATTAATGCTGACGCTACCATGCAATCTGCTGTAGTCGATGGCAAAGGATCTTGCGGCTGCTAAATACTCAGCCTTGGTTTCCTCATGGTGGCGCATAACATCAAGCTTTAGCTGCTTGCCTGTAGGTATATCCCATGCTGATCTCATAACCAGCCTCCTACTGCTAATACTAAAACAGCTATTGCTATTAAGATAATTACGTTATCCATTACGTCTTTGTGATCCATTATGCTGTCTCCCTTGCAATGATGTTGGATACTTGTGATGCTGACCAGTTTGTGTTGCCACGAACGGTAGCTACTTTGCGCTCGGTTAATGCTGCTGCTATTTGACGAAGACTTGTGTAACCAGCTGCTTTCAAGTCACGAATAATAGGTAGAACAGTTATCGCAAACTGTTCCGCATTTGCTTGCAGTGCTGCTACACCAGCTGCTGAACTGATTTCTGGTGACTTTGTGCCAAGCTTTACACCACGAGCCTTGGCTGCTGCCAGAGCCACCTTGGTGCGCTTGCTGATCTCTTCACGCTCATGCTGTGCAAAAATTGCTTTGATGCCAAATTCTAGTGTGCTGGCATTTGGCATATCAGCTGCCACGATGTCTACACCAGACTTGCGGATGGTCATTAGGAATGCTGCATCACGACTGAGAC